GGTCCGATCTTAGCCATTCGTTCTAAAAGAACTTCACTTGGAAATCTTTCCGGTTGAGTAGCCTCTCCGGGTTCAAGGTGTAGACCTAAGATCCACTCATCAACGTCTTCTATTTCTGCAAAGGTATTCTTGTCCGGCATAACAGCCGGGAACTTAGTGACTTTATACCCCGACTTTAGGTGATTATATATAGAATCTTTAATCTGTGGTGTACCTAAAAAGATAACCCTGCCACCTACGTTACGAATTTGTTCAAACTCTGCTACCTTGTTAAGAAGTTTCTCTCGTGCATTAGCAGTCTCACAGTTACCCTCGATCTCTACATCATCTGCTATAACATAATCAGCATGAGAACCAGTTATCTGAGAACTGATACCTCGTGCAAAGCATGACTTGTCCTGTCCTATCTTAGTTCTTGCTTCGACATTAAATGCAAAGGCATTATCTGTAGTATGATCTCCCGGTTTCAGGTGTTCACAATAAGGGACTAGATCTAAGATCTTACGAGTCATGGAAATGAACTCGGTAGCCTTGTTACCCGTAGCTGATACAACCATGATGGTAGAATTAGAATCTAATAGAAGAAACCAAGAAGCTAGGCAAGCTGTGATTACACTTTTACCAAAACCTCTACCTGCTTGTAATTGCATATCATCTGCATAATTCTGTAACCGTTCTGCCATAGCATACTGTGTAGGAGTTGGCTCACCAAGTCCTAAGTACTTAAAGCATGCCCAAAGATGGTTCCGGAAATCTTCGAGCATCTCTTTTGGAATTTTAGTCATTTCTTACCCCTGTTACGGCCTCGGTTCTTACTAGGAGATTCCATGGTAGTACCACCACTCTTTCTATGGGAGACATCCTTGCCACCCTTGCCTACTATATCTTTGTCCCTACGCTTCTGTTGTAGCTTAGCTCGGTACTTCTTACGAGTAGGAGTAGAATGATAAGCAGTATCATACGTAGCTTTCTTAGCCTTAGACTTGGGATTCTTTCGGTAATTCTGAGCTGACTTCTTTACCTTCTTCATAGGCTTACGAGCCATCAGTACTTCTTCTTCTTTTTTCCAGTCTTCTTAGCATACTTTTTGGCTGCCGCCTTCCCCTTTTTAGTATAAGGGAACTTCTTCTTTCCTACTTTAGGCATTTTATTTCTCCTATGTTACAACTAGACTGGTAATTCTACCACCAAAGGCGGCAATACTTAAGGTCCCCGCGGCACTTGTTCTATTGGTAAAGACAATAGCTCCACTCGTTGCAGCCTTTGTACATTGCCAGCCTGCATCGTCATCTGTAATGGATATAGTTAAGCCATTATTGTGAACTACCCCATCACCTATGGAAGCAAGTGCTTGTTTATATGAGAACGCCATTAAGGCACTACTTCCGTCAACAGCATCTGATACTAATAACATTATTGATTTGGGTGATCCAACTAATCCATCGGAGAATGTCACTGTAGCTGTAGCATTATCCAACAAAACAATACTACCGGGATCTCCCGTGTACCCTACATTACTTTTATTATCCGTAGCAAATGTCTTAGGAGTTTCTCGTAATCCAAGAGGAGTCAGGACAGAAATATCTCCCCCAATGTCAGTGCTGTAAGTGTCTGTTCCATAGTCATATAAAGCCGAGCCTGTCTTCTCAGTAATCAAAGGAGTTTCATACTCAGCATTCATCACCGTCCGTACACCACCTACATCCTTAATCCAATCAACATCTCCGCTTGAGATAATAGTTAAATCCTTAACACGCGGTCCTATCAAAATCTTATTGTGCTTGTCCTGTGACCCAACTCCATGAATTCTTATAGTCCCATTTGATACAACTGGATCTGTATCTGCTGTACCGCCGAAATCACTAAGAGCTGTGGTGGGGTCTGCTATAACTACTCGACCGTTAGCACTAGTTAAATCTACAGACATACCAGAGCTTACAAATCCGTTGTAAGCATTAGGATTATTCGCGTTGTAGCTGGATGTTATAACTACAGAATCCATTCCTCCAGTACCATTCCATCTGGGATGTACTTGTACACTGACACCTCTTACATTGAGGTGGCAGCAGCTATCAAGAAATAAACCCGTCTTACCTGTAAAAAAAGCATTGCAATTTTCAATCCATAGGCCTCTTAGTCCACTAGACTGTTCGCTTCCGTCTGCGTGCATGCAATAATCCCAATAACCATACCACCATGTACTAGGGTCCGTACTGCTTTCGTCGCCAGTTATGGGAGTCACACCATCCGCCTCATACCTCCGTCCGGATGTTACCACAACTCCGCTGAATCTATGGTCTGCAACTTGACCCCCAGTAGCACCATCGCCGTATAAAGCGATAGCAGCTCCAGCATTTTGTTCTAGTGTATGATGTTGTATACTGATATCAAACATATCACTGCCACCACTTCCGGGGGCAAACCTAATGAAACCCTCAGTAGCTCCGCCCGTATTACTGAAAGCCTTAGTAAAAGTTGTACCAGTAGGAGATCCTTGTAGGGCTAATCTTGTAGTAATAGCGTTTGGCTTGCTTTTGAATTTATAATGACCCGCAGGGAAGTAAACTGTAGGGCGAGTTCCTACTCCATCTTTATCGGGTACTTGGTAATCAGCTACCGCCGCCAACATAGCATTCCACGAAGGAGTAAAATCCACATCTTCGTCAACATCGGTGAAACCAAAGTCTCTGATATCTACCCATCCAGAACCCAAACCAAATCTGTCTTCTAGAGTTCTCTCGGTTGTACTTCCAGTAGATATTATCCCTGCCTTATCTAGTCTTGTTACCATTATACTTGTCTCCTAAAAGGTATAGAATCAGTCATCTTCTCAAGGTGATCCAAAGCCTCGCTTGGTAGACCATCTAAAGCTTCTCTATTATCATTAACATATCCTCTAATAATCTGATAGAGACCCGGAGTACATTTAGAAGGATCATCAAGGTCTAATAAAAGAGTATCTGCTAGTCGTTCGTTTAATATATTTACTTTATTATTCATTATTTTATAACCTTACGATTTCGTAGATCGTAGAGGAGAGTTGCAAGTACGTCGGCTAGGTTCCCTACAACGTCTCCTAGATCATCCAAATTAGCCGCATCCGGACCAGCATCACAATCAACAATATCTCGACTCGTAGTGCCGTTTATAGGCACTTCATATACTTCAGTAGCTCCCCCAGTTGTTAACGTCCAAGTAAGTGTCCCATTATCCTCAATATGTCCAGAGTACGTCGTTCCTGTCCCTGTCACGGCACCTATGTATCCATGGGCTAGAGGCCATCTCTTCAAAGGTTGTGCGGCATTACCATAGTTTTCAACTAACCACCATGTTTCAAGATTAGGACCAATAACGTTCTCTCCAAGTGGAGATTGCACATGGGTGTAGGGTACCCAATAGCTTTGTCCTGCGGGTCTATCCTCTAGTTTCTCACTAAGGCCTAATACCATAGCTTTGAGTCCGTCTTCTCTTGCAATTAGTATCGGATCTCCAGCATCAAATCTTGCGTAAAGATTTCCATGAGATACACCAGTATCAGAATATAAACGCATTGTTCCCGTAGAAGCAGCAGCAGGAGCTGCGGACTTACTTATCTCAAGCTTTCCATACAGAGCTAGGTCTCCATCAGCAGGTAAGTAAACCTCTCCATCACTACTATTTACCTCACCTACCGTTAATCCCTGACCCCGTAACCTAAGACCACCATAAATGTGGCTGTGACTCGCTTCGCCGGGGTCGAGATCTGCTCCTTGAGCGCCATTAGTAAGTAAAGTATATTTCTCAGTGGTTATATCTATTGTTCTAGCATTAGTTTGAGTACCTACTATCATTGGGTGGAAAGCGTTTGCTCCAAGATGTATTTGTCCTATGTTTCCAAAGAAGTGTGCTGATCTAACAATAGCACGATTACCTGCCGTAAGTGTTCCTATCTCAATTCCATAGTTACTTTGAAAATCACAGTTCATAATGACTGGTCGATCTGTTTCAACACCAGCAGTACCATCAGCAGCAGGAAGCCCACCCTCAAGTTTCAATCCACAACATATCGTAGTATTACCAACTCCATCATCAGTTCTTCCAACATTTGATTCACATCCTTGTATAAACAAATGATTAACCGCAACAGCTTTTATCGCTGCATCAGCCGCAGTAAATATACTGCACCCGTTCATATAGATCCCACGAATACCTAATGCTGCTGATCTCTTTTCAGAACCATCAAGGAATATCCCGCATTTCCAGTATTTATAGGAAGGGGACGGGAATTCCGTTGTTGCGGCAGTTCTTTGAGCAGAACAATGGACATCACTAATCCAAACATTACCGGGAGCAGCTACATCATCATCTGCAACAATACTAATAAAACTACCGTTTCCGAGGTGGGCTGCATAATCACCAGACTCACTTCCGTCCTCATAGTTATAGCCTGTAATTCTTTTGATATAGGTGTTATTGTTTGTAGCCCCATTAAACGATATCAAACCACGATAAACTCCTTCAGCGCCAGCATATGTGCCGAATCCATCTTCGTTATATCGTTTAACTAATGCAGACCGTGGACCTTCTCCCTCAATATTGATACCACCAGTCACCTCTTTTGGTCGAGTAGTAAAGCTGTAATACCCACGCGGGATAAACATAGTTCCTCCACCAGCGGCAGCAATACCAACAATTGCAGCATTCCATGTTGGAGAAGCATCTATTGATATACCATCACCGATTGATGCACCGGGAGTATAACCATCAACAGCAAAGTCTAGTATATTATATCTTTCAGCAAATCTAGCTGCTAAAGTTCGTCCCGTATTAGATCCTGTACTTGTTACAGTAGCACTACCAACTGTATTAGCACCAGTACGTCCTATGTTTCTGATACTGATTACATCTCCTTCCTGAGTATCACCTTTTATTTTGATGGTGGTGTCAGTAGGGATCTCGTAATCTGTATCTGGTATTTGAAGAACACCATCTATTGAGACAATAAAGAAGTCCTCATCAGTTTGAGCCCAAGTCGGTCCCGGAGTGTAGGTCTTATCTGTGCCAGCAGTGTGAGTCCCAGCTGCTGTAATTGCAAACTCTACTTGCTGAGGGGTTAATACACCTCCGTATTGAGCCTGTGCATCTACGTATTGTTTATTAGCTGCATAGTCATCAGCGGTCGGCTGGGGTAAGTTTTTTATACTATGATTTAAAGCATCCCATTTAGCACCAGCTTCATCACCTCTACTGAGATGCTTACCTGCTATATATTCCGTAGGGATTAAACCCGCCGCATCTAATGGACATATTCCATTAGGCTTTCCAAGAGCTGGAGAAAGCTTGTGGTAATTTTGGAACCACATCTCCGCTTCTTGTCCCAAGAAAAAGTTCTGGTCAAGAGCTGTGTTCAAATTATTTGCAGTAATCCTAGCCGAAGGCTCAAAGGTGACGATCTTATTATTACTCTTTGTCTTACGAATAACATAGAAAACATCAGTTGGAGATATAGGAGGTAGTTTAACAGTATCACCCTTATCCGTAACAAAATATAAATCCTGTTCTGGAAATTCTAGTTCTATTCCGCCTGAGACCTCGCTTAAAATATACATCTTACTTCCACTAGAAGCAGGACTTATTCCATCAACTTTATCATAGGGATATGTCCAAGCATTCCACGCTTCGTTAACAGTTGGTCCATAGTTACTATCTACAAAGTTTCCTGTAAACCTACGAACAACAACGATATCCTCTTTTTTCTCGGTTGTTAGATTATGATAACCGCCCGACTCATCGTTAGAACCAAACAGATCTCCTAGCTGTGCGGACGATAAAATCGCGGTACCTCCTGCGGGTATATCAGTAAAGGTAACCAATAGAGTTTTTCTTGCGTGGTTGTTAATAGACATATCTATCTCCTATGAGTTATGGAATCTTGTTATGCCCTTAAACTTACCGGAAAACTGTAAGCTGGCTACGTTTAATGGATGTGGATTAGAACTGATAATAGTAATCTTAACGTCTTCAGTAAATCCTAAGATGGGGAACCTAACTTGATGTTCAGATATATCTCCAGAAAGAGTAGTCTTTCCAATATAATCATCAACCCAACGATCATCTGATATCTCATGATCAAAGTTATAGGTAGTCTGAGCTCTGTTGTTTACCGAAACTTCAACATCGAAGGCCCGAGAGTTATAGGTTTGGATTGTTCCGTAACGTAAGTTCAAAGTTCCCGGAACTAGGTTATTCATCTCGTCTCGTAAATAGACCGGAGAAAGGGTTGTAGTACTGACAAAAGTATTGCCTATGTATCTAAAAAGTTGATAGTATCCAGAAGAAACCTGATCTCCTGCTATGGAATAAAAATCATATATTGCATTAATATCTCCTTCCCCACTATTACCTTTTTCTAGAACTTCTTGACCCTCATACTTAAGTCGTATTATATCTCCACCTTCATCTATTACATCATTATATGTACCTTCTTCTGTTACAATAGTATCTGCTTTAGCAGCGGACCACGGAACTCTAATTGTAGTTCTATTTGTATCAGGATCGTGTACTGGTAAGGGATAGTTATATATTGTTCTGAGATTATCAAGTCTTGGAATATTTATAGGTTCTTCATCTAAAGATACTCTACGAAGAGAAAGACACCTCTCAATAGGAGCTTCTGCTGTATTTTGATGCTCAATATGCAGGGAATGAAGTGATATTAGATATAAATATTTATCCCAACATTGTAAAAACATAAGTTTCTCATCACCTTTTCTTATACGATCAATTCCAGCGCTGGTTTGACCATCTATACCTAAGTCAAGATAAGGTTGGATCTCTAAGGATTGTCCAATCCTATATTTATAAAAAGCATTCTGAATAACTTTTTCACCGGCAATTTGGTTTCTATAAACATAAATCGTAGTATCAGTGAACTCATTATCTAATGCAAAGATACTGGAAGCATGGCTAGAAGTTGTCGTATCCCTAATTTCTTTTGGTAAATACTGGGGAATATGCTTCGATAATTCGAAGGCCTGTTCTGCTGCTACCGTTCTTTGTCCTATGTAAACATAAAGCTTCTCTTTACTGTAGAAGAACAGGCTATTATTTAGCAACAGAGGTGAAATATCAGGAAGCATAGGATAGAAAGCTGTCGGAGCAAACTCAGCTGTGGCTGGAGAGATAATGTTGTTCGATCCTTGAAGCTCATACTGGGTATTACCGCTTGTTCCTACAAACAGCGTATCTCTAAAGGGTACAAGCTGTGTAATAGGGGTATAGTTATTAGAAGACACCATAAGGTCAAGTGGATCTGTATCAGTAATATTATCTGGGTCTGCTAAAAAGAAGTTATCCCAGTTTCCTGATCTACTGGCTATAATAGTATCATCATTAGCCAAGAATAAGCGGTCTCTATAGAAAGCCATTGAATTAATCTTGGATTCTTTTGGTTTTTCAGTAGACGGATCAAAGAAGATACCCGGTCCACGGTTTGAATCCTCATCACCACTTTCTCTTGGGTCCCAGTCTATTGGTCTTAGATTATAGTCACCTTCATTATCTACATAGAGCATCTGGGGCATTCGTCTTTTGTCTAGTACAGTTCTCTTGCCCGGTGTTCGAATCTTCTTTAGATAAGGAGGTATGTCCTTTTTAATAACACGGTACCAGCCCGGTGTATTATTAAGATAAGCCTGTGAAAGGTAGTATATCTTGCCACGACCGGGATGACCGGCTGGGTCATCATCAGGATATAATACAGTTAAAGCATTTTCATTTGGTTCACCACCACCAGCCCACGGATCCTTACCAATACCATTATGAGCTATCAAATCCGTTGCATCAGGAGGGAATCGAAGGTCAGAGAACCTAGTTACAGATTGCCCAAGATATGCTGATAAGCTTACTGGATAAACATACTCTTCTACTGGAATATAACTAGATACATGAACATTACACGCGTTACCAGCAACGTCTACAAGCTCTGTGTCTCCTTCTTCGATTTCCACTCTTTTCCACCTCTTTAAATCTAAATGAGGGGGTAAGATTGATCCTCTTGGATTTTCTTCAGACTCTGATAATAGTTTATTTGTCGGACCCGGAATCTCTTCTGCTGGAAGATATGTTTTAACTTCCCAAATACCGTATCGGAGTCGTATTTGATTACGTTCAATATCTCCACCAGCAATATCTAACCAATAATCAGGAGCACCACCATCCGCACCATCCCACGTAGGAGCAAAGATATCGTGTATACTAGGGTCTCGTCCTCCACTGAAGGTATTGTCTATAGAAGACTTGGTATGTAAGTTGAGGTTGTAGGTTATAGGATCATCATCTTCTTCAGTATCGGTATAATCATTTACCCAGACAGATGTATTTGTTTGTTCTCCATACTCACCATATATCTGTTGAATAATAACACGGCCCGGATATTCACTAGTATCTTCTATAGAAACCTGATTAGCGGTGGCGTGTAATGCAAAAATACTATCGTTTCCAACAGTAGCATAATGACGAACATTAATTGCTGCTGCTAATGCTGCTGCATCTGCCCAACCATTAGCTAATCTTGGCTCACTGCTAAGATCTTTTTTAACGGCAACCAGCATTCCCCTAACGTCATAAGCCTCATGAAGCGTTGTTATAGAATCACCGCTGTCACCATGATCCTGTGTAAAACAGTAAGTATAAGAAATTGTTTTGCCCACATCTTCGGATGCATCACCCTCCTCAGGATGAATACCCACCAAAGAAATCATATTACCTAGTTCATTATTAGTAGGGTCAGGTGGGGATGAAGACCCTTCGGCAGGAAAAACATAATCTATTACAGCACTAGTAAAATCAAACCGAAGCTGGCCTCCTTTTTGAGTTCGTACTTCATCCCATATACGTCCTCTAAATTCTAAGTAAGGGTAGACATCAGAATCTTCATTTGGATCATATACAGGATCGTTAGAATCGATAACCTGCTGACCATAAGTATAGTCTTGACTTTCTACCCAAACCTCAGCATTATGTTTATGATCAACAGATACACTAGTTAAGTACTGAATGTCTGCACCTGCTATATCTTCTTCTTGGACAGTCGTGGGTACAGTCCCGTCGAAATACTTTAGTGCTCCATTTCCATTTGTATCGCCGTCATCATCATGCCAGTCATCAGTTCCATCCAATCTACTAGTAAACCCAGCATGAACATCGGTATTCAAAATAAGAACCGAAGAACCTATCGTCACAGCCTTCAGCCTTTGTTGGAGAGTTTTACCAGTTCCGGGTATTTTATACATTAAATAGTTAACAGAATCTTCATCTAAATTATTATAAGGTAATTCTGTAATACTCCCACTGAGGGTTATTTCAAAAACCTTTATCTTATGATGATTCTCAGACCCAAGCCAAGGATCACCTTCCCAGATAGTATAGAGACGGCTAATTTCGGTATCTACTGTTTGCCAATAAATAAAGAATTTCTCCGGCACCGAAGAAACGAACCAATTATTTAGATCGAATTCGATATCAGTACCGTCATCCTGTAAATCAGAGATTCCTACAATAAGATTCCCCACAACCTCAGCACCGTTCCTCTTTGTAAGGGAAGATTCCGTTGTACATTGGAAATTAATAAGCTCATCTACCTCAGTAGGAAGTCTCTTACTAGGGATTTGTCTACCGACTCCTCCACTTAAGGAGTAAACGGGTATCTTTACTGGGAAATATGACTGGGCCCTAGAAGCCCTAGTGGCTTGTCTACCAGTAGTCTTAGCCATTCGAAGTCCTCCAGTATCTAAACCTTGAAGTATCAGTAGTACTGCTACGATGGTGTATACTACGAAGCTTCTCAGTCCCAGAACTAAAGATAGTCCTTCGTTTATCATCTACATCTGCACACTTACCTCGGGTAGTATATATAATCTCAAGCTCATTCAAGTACTTATCAGCCTCAACATCACCCTGCATTATAATCTGGTATTGTCTAGCAGCAGTAGCCATAATAGCTCGTTGTACAGGAGTATCCATAGCTTGCCATGGAACTTTGACAACAAGTTCTACCCAGTATTCGGTACTAGCAGCCCAGTTAGAATAGGTCTGGTCTGTTACGTTAAAGAGCTTGGCAGTTGTATCTCCCTCATTAACTACACGAGACACACCAATGATCCTAAAGCCATCACTATTAGAGTGATCCGATATAAGTTCAGCAGATATATTATCAGAACCTAGGCTAATCTCTCCGATAGCATCAAGCTTAAACTTCTTATGATATTTATTATTAGCCAAACCCCTTGACTGGAAGTCTACAAGGGTGCGTTCTAGCACACCCTCACAGACCCCCGTGTCCACACCACCTAAGTTCTCAAGATCAGTTACCATGGATTCTCCCGCCATCAGAAGCATGTGATTAATTGCATCGAGCTTTGATATAACGCCCATAGTAACCTCCTATGTTTAAAGTAAAGCCTCTCCTAGACCCGCGAAGGCCTAGGAGAGGGGTTCGTACAACGTAGTAGAATACTACGCTAGTTACGATCAGACACCAGTTCCAGTAGAATCGACGTAACCGTCAGCATCAACCTTCATCTGGGTATTCATTTCAGCGCGTGTATCATAGTCACTGCCTGAATGACCGAGACGAGTATGAATAATCGCAGCACACTCGGGACGCAGAACGCCCGTGCCACTCATCATCGAAGCGACCGAGAAAGTTGTATTACGACGGACATCATCAATCGTATCAACCTTCAAGCCTTGCAAACGAATACCAGCGATAGCTTCTGGGGTCCACATAACAGCACGAACGCCGTTAATAAGCCCAGTCGTATCTGAACCTGCAAGGTCAGCAGCGAAGTCAAGATTATACTTGTCTTCACCAAGCGTATTACCACCATCGGTATTACGAAGCTGATCCGAACCATGGTTCGTCTTAACAATCGTACAGCCCATGTACTCAAGTGAGTCATGGATCTGACGATAACCGTTGGTATAATGGTCACCAAGACCAGTAGCATTGCCACCATCGGTATTACCACCAAAGTAAGCCTGACGGCCTCCCGTATCCATATCCGCAGCCACACGAGCCACGCCAAGAGAACGGATATCCATGAAGCACTGCGGGCTAATAGCCATATACAGCTGATCATAGGGTATGTTATTCTCTTGTAAGAATACAATGTACTTCTCAACAGCTTCAAGAGCTGACAAAGCACCCGTTGAACGATCATCAGCGTCTGCACCCGTAGCGCCCCACTCACGAAGCTTACGAGTACTTGTCGCAGTTTCGCCATACAAAGCGGTATCGAGATTCATGTTACCTCGTACATGGGAAGCATCTAACGTAGTCTGACTTGTAACCGCAGCACGGCAAAGATAAGAATAGAGCTGCTTATCTCTCGTGTTGGATAAAGTCATAGCAGCTTGACGAGCAAGTTCACTACGGAATTCCCACTGAGTCAACATAAGGTCCACGTTATCAATCTCGAAGTGAGCGGCCATTGGTCGCTTATCGAGACGAACTTGGAACGTAGTTGCGGTTGAGTCTGCACCACCAACCAACTCTTCACCAGCATCCCATGAGGGATTCAGGTCAACGGTACCCGTGATTGGGAACTCAATTGTCGTACCACTTGCGATAGTACGTGAGTTGACGAGGGGTTCAAACATATTATATTCATCATAGGCGTGGATGATTTCTCCCGCCCAGATAGGTAGCCAAAGCTTACCTGTATTAGCGGCATTAGCGCCACTTGTTGCGGCTGTGAGACTATCCCGATATGGAAGATGTCCAACAGCTAAACTACTTGCTGCACTCATAATATTTCTCCTTAAAGAAATTTAAAACTATTAGTTAAATCGGATTTAAACCTAGCTTTAGATTGTTCCTTTTGGAGTCTTTTACTTGGCGACTGTTACTCAAGTCTGATATTACCTTGTCTCTTTATCCAAAGAGGGGCGTGATCAATTTAGATAACTGTCTTAGGGTCCGTCCTGCCCTAGAATTGAGGTAAGTTATTCCAGTCGGTTATAGACATTCTATCTTCAACCATCCTTCTAAACTGACCTTCTCTAGTAAACTTAGGATTGTTGCGTTCTTGATTGAATTCTGACTTAGATCCATAAGGCCGAATACCAGTCTCACTTGCCGGAACAGTGGCGAGATTCTGATTCTTAGCTGGCTCTGAGGCCTTTGCAGAAGTAACAGCTTGGTCATACATAGACGATAATCCTCTTAGGGTCACCTCGTATGATGGGGACGCAAGTCCTATGTTTATCATTTGTTGATCTTCTGAGCTAAGATTCTTACCAGCCCAGTCGAATATATGTTGTAACTTTTCCTGTCCCCCAACAACATTGGAAGCTTTAGAAAAGTTTTCTCGTAGCCTAGCCTTCTGACCAGACACATAATCATCAATCATCTTATCTGAGAAACCTGTTTTACTTCGAATCTCAGTTCTAGTTTCGTTTGAAATACTACCCGTAGCTGCCATTTCCATAGCCCAAGCCTCATATGTTTCTTGGTTTACTCCAATATTAGAAGCCTCAATAGCCGAAGATTCTTCCTTAACTTGTTCTTGAATACGTAGTTGAGGAGAATCTGAAGTAATCGCGGGCTCTTCTGGCACAGCTGGTGTCTCGGGCTCTACAGGAGTAGAGTCTTCTTGATTAGCATACTGCTCTCTTAGCGAAGCAATTTCTTGTTGGCCTCTTGTGTAATTAGCCTGAGCTTCCTTAAGACTAGAGAACCAACCCTCAGCATCCTTAAAATTCTCAGGAATAGGTTGTCCAGTATTATCAACATATGTTTTAAAAGCTCTTTGTTCTGCTTCATACTGAGCATCTTCTACCTTACCAGTCGGGAAAGTAGCCGAAGCACTTTGGGGCTGGGTAGGTTCTATATTAAGCTGAGTCCCGTCAGAGGATTGTTCAACTTGTTCGTTAGACATAAATCATATACTCCTTATTGTTAACGTCCGCCGCCACCACCGGCAGCCGTAAATGACACAGTTTTTGCGGTGGGTACACGAGCACTTCTTATACTCTTTCTTCCTTTAACCTTACTAGCTCCCATGGGAGTAAACTTCCGAGCAGGGGCTCTCTTGGTTTTACTTTTCTTTTCCTTTTTCTTTGCCATAATACTCTCCTTATGCAGGGACTCCTGCTCTTGGTGGGTTAGTTTTATAAGGATGTTCTGAATATAGGAAGGATGTCTGAGCATATTTATGTGCTAGATACCCTTCCAAGTTTTTAATATCATCAGTACTTAAAGTACCATTGTAAAACATAATTTCATAGATATTTCCAGTAAATGTATTCTGTCCTGATCTATCGGCCACACCTTCTCTTCCGCCGATAAAGAATTGCTGAGTATTATCAATATCCATATTTTCAGTTCCAGTAATTGCTGTATCGTTTATAGAAATATTAGCAAACTTAAGAAACTGATCACCTCCAGACCTGCCTACAGTTAGTATTATTGGAACTGTATGATCAACCGAAAACGCAGCTTCTGTAGCCGAACCATCAAAGTAAACTTTATATTTATCAGTTCCAGAAACTTCTTTAACACTTAAAGCAAAACCTCTACTAACATCGGAAGCTAATACATATTTCTCAGCAGTACTAATTCCACCAAACTCTGCTATCATAGTTATAGAAAAGTCTCCTGTACCGGGATCTAACTCACCGTCTCCAGACTCATCCAAAGAATATATATACTGAGATCCATTAAACCCCATACCTTTAAATTCATTTAACGCCGAAGTAAACTCAGGGCAAGAATCATCAGAATTGGTATTTTCCCAAGTAACTCCATTGCCAGATCGGTCTTCAGCTTGAGCAATTATACCATCATCAGTACTTAGAGGATGGTAGTATTCTGGACTCAGCCAGCACACAAGATTAGTAGAACCTAACTCTGCTGGAGTCCAAATAGGACCAAGTCTTATATTCCAGTCTGTGTCCCAATCCTCAGGAATCTTAAAGCTTCGAACATTGAGTAGCTCTGCTCTAATAGAAAGGACATACTCTCTCGAACCTTTTGAAATAAGATTAGAGTGATTAGCTTTTAAAATACTAGTTGTAGTATTACCAATAATTTCTAGCTTACGCAAAGGAGTTTCTATTCCCATTTTAAAACTTCCTTAAAATCAAATTAAATACCCCTGCAAATACAACACTGAAGAAGAAAGAAGCGACATATATTTTCGTATCTAGTATTGTCAGCTTCTTTTCTATTTTTGCAAGTCTACGATCTATGAAAGTAAGTTCCTTATTAGTTCTTTCTAATTCGTGAACAATATGTACCTTGTATTCGTTCCACCCATTAGGAGAAGACACCTCAATAGGCCCCGACAAAGGTAAGTCTGCCAGTGGTCCCAGCTGTTGCTAAATCAGAATTAAATATTAGCCTGTATGCTGGATAAGAAGTCACCGCCTCGGGTAAAGTAAATAATTTAATTCCTGTTACATTTGCAGCTACATCAGAAGCTATCTCAACCGCAGAAGTCCAATCAGTACCATTAGTAGAGTATTGAATCCCAAGCTTAGGTCTATTCGCTACAGCGCCACCTTTAAAATCTTGCGGAAGAACAGAACAGACCTCTTGAAACTCGTTATTATAAGAAACAGCAGTATTTCCCGTAGCTCCTGCAACATCTTGGGTAATCGTTAGGACAGCCCCACTCCGAGTTGCTGTCAAGCCATCAGTATAACCATGGCCTGAACTTGTCTCGTTAATAGCATCCTTCAGGGATTCAGCAGCATTCTCTGCACTACCTTTACGAGACCACTTGTTCTTAGAAATGTCTACAGTCTCATCAACACCACCCGTAAAAGCGGCGGGAGGATTAACACTGGTAGAATCTGTAAAGGCACCACCACCAGTGAAATCTGTTTTTGACATCCCATCAAGCGGGTCTGTTAGAGTAATTGTGGTATTACCAGCTGCACCAACCGTGGCCTGAGTAATAGTTACTACCCCTGTGTCTACGCCACCAGTGAAATTTGCCTTGGTCATGCCAGCAGTTCCGCTGTCTGTTAGAGTAACTGTAGTATTACCATCTGCACCAGACGTAGCCTGAGTAACAGTTACCACAGCCCCATCTACCGTAGCAGTAAATCTAGTTCCAGCTGGACCTGATGAGGTGTTGATAACATTCATTAAATTAGTAGCTGTGGCATCATTAGATGTTGTGGATTCCCATGTACCGGCGACTGAACTTTGATCACCATTAACAAAATCGTAGTTAGTGCCATCAGTAGCAATTAGGTTTACCTTATCACCCGCATTGAGTTCGGTAAAGGCTGTAATAGTTACTGTTCCTACCGCTTGTACTTCTGATACCGCAGCAGAAGCAGTGAACCTTGTTCCCGATGGACCCGATGAAGTATTAATGACGTTCATCAAATTAGTAGCTGTGACAGCGTTGGAGCTTGTGGATTCCCACGTTCCCGCCACCGAACTTTGATCGCCATTAACAAAATCATAGTTAGTGGTGTCTGTAGCAATCAGGTTTATCTTATCTCCAGTATTTAGTTTGGTGAAGTCTGTAATAGTTACAGTACCTGTAGCAGCAGTAGCTACTGAAAGTGTAATTGCCGTATTAGTACCGTCATCAGCATCCCGTCCCTTTAAATAAACCTTACCATTGGCCGTTGTTTCGTCAGTATCTGATACCCGATTAGCATAAGCTTCTAGGTCCGGCAAACCATTAGCTGAATTAATAGCAGCCACTAAGTTTGCGGCAGAATCGATAGCAGAGGCAGGCTCACCAGTTGAAGTGGCATCGTCTATGGCAAACAAAGTATACTCACCTGATTTGGAACCATTCGTTGTCCCCCTAGCAGCAGCCTTGAAGATTACCGTAGTAGTTACACCGTCCATATAGGAAATAAGTGTAATAGTAGAATCCAGAACAGCAGCCTTATCAAATGTAAAGGTAGCTGAGCCGGAGACTCCAAGTGTACTCACTCCAAAGTAAGTCCTTGTCTGTCCTCCAGCATCAGTAAATTGTACATAGGGGTCAGTTGACAAACTTGTGGTTTCAATATCATCATCAAATGTAAGTGTAGTAGTAGCAGCAACCGCAGCAGCTCCATTAGTATAAGCATCAGAGATATTAACTCCAGCTAAAGTAATAGGAACTAACTGCGAAGAAACCGCAGCTGTAACTAATGCATTGGCAGATAAAGAAAGTACTGCACTTTGATTACTAACTACGACTTTCTTTCCATTATACGTAGTAGTAGACGCTGTTAAGTTTAAAGCCTGAGGATCGGTTGTCATTTACTGTACTCCTTGCATTTGTTGCATAACTTGTTGGATTCCTGCTCCACCAGTTTCAGAAATATCCTGTTGTGCTGCTTGAGCCACAGCCCCGGTTACAGCTTGATTTATCATAAGCTCATTTTGCTGAGCACTTTGTACTTGCCCTTGAGCTTGGGCGAGCTTCATTTGTTCTTCCCGTACTTGTTCTTCTGACTTAATCCAGAGTTCAGAATTAAAGCCCAATGAAGTAATCAGAGCCTTACCATACTGATCCCATCGGAACATCATGGCTGCTGCTTCAGGAAGGTTTCGTATCATCTCACCCATTTGCATAAGTTTATGAAGATCAGAATCTCTACTAAGTGCTTGGAGACCTGTTATAATATCAACATTTAATAAGCCTTCTTTAGAAAACATTTCTTCGAGCCGTTCATCTACCTCTCCATTGGTAGTCATAAGGAATACAACACGAGCAACCAATGGTCGCATAAGATCTCTAGCGATTGCTGAGAAAGCACCGCCGAGAACATGCTCAAGTTCTTGACCAATCATACGGACAGCCGTCGCCGTCACTCGTTCTCCTTGGGGAATACTGGCAGAGTCAAGCAAGAAGGCTCTACCAATTTCCTGCCTAAGAAGATTCACACCATTCTGGGTATGATTGATCTGGGGATTCATAGTAGTTGCTGGAGAAACAACATGTACCTCGTTTGGTCTAGCACTGACCCAACCACCTGTTGGAGTGCCGTTAATATCATCTACTTCAGCCATACCCGTTGGGTCTACGGCCATCCAGAAAATAGACGAGGCAGTAATGCCGTTGATTAAACCTTCCGTGAAACCCTCAAGGGCTTTAATATCACCTATCATATCTTCGCAGTGGCTTCGACCATAGTTCTCTCCAGCAATACTGGCCCATCGAAGGACAATAAAGTTCGGTACAGTAAACTCACCAGAGTTCGTGACATCTCCCTCGGTATCTTCAGTTACTGATTTCCACACATCTTCCTCATCCCTTGTGAGCCGTGTATACAGCGGCTTGTAGCCTTGTTTACTATCGGCATCAAGAGATGAAGAGAAAAGAATATCCTGATCATTCTGATCATCGTCTACGGTTTCGTATTCTTTATAGATGATTTCATTGATATCTCCGTTCACACTTCTTCGGACCACGAACCTATCAATACGGATCAAGCGAATATTCATATCGTCCTCTAAGATCACCATCACATCCCCAACAACAATAAGATGCTGAAGTATTTGATATATAGATTCCCTTAGATTACCACTAGAGATCTTATTATATACTTGATAAGAAAGATTACTAAGATACGAGTCTATTTCTATCTCTGGTTGTATGCCGGATGATAACTCAAACCTAAAGAAGGGAGCATCATTCAAAGGCAATAATGCAGACAACATTCGAGAAGCCATGGAAGTTACTCCACGGGCCGAAATAGAACTATAGGGCTGCGGTAATTGGGATTGTTCATTCCAACCTTCCGGTGGAAGAACCGAAGGAATCGTAAGGCTTGAGCAAAATCTAGATCTCTCTAGTTTACTAGTCCTTAAAGAATCCAGTATTCGGAATCTGTCTGCATTAGTTGACATAATTTATTACTTAGGCCTATCTGTGGTTGGGTCAGGCACTGGATCGGGACTAGTACCCTGACCTAGACTTGCCCACATAGATGATGTTCGATTTTCTAGATCTAATAAATTGGCATCGTATTCCGAAGGAGCAGCGTCAATACCAGCCTGTTCCATTGCTTCAAGTTCTGCGATCCGTTGTTTTTCTGTAAGCTCTGTTTGCTTTCGAATCTCTCGTTCTTGAGACTCACGGCGGCGTTCTGATTCCATTTGGAATTCTCTAGCTTTCATATCACGTTCTTCTGCTAAGGTATTTTCATAGGATAGTAAATCTTTTCGATCGCTTGCGGACATACCACCACCTATAGTTGGTCCTCCTCCAAAACTCATAATTAAACTCCTTTATATTACCTCGGTCTTCTTCCCATATCCTGTCCAGATCTTGGAGAAGTACTACTGGGTCGTGGAATTACTGTGCCTTGGCCCGGTCTTGGTCCAACAGTTGGCATTCTTATAGCTCGATCTCGTAATCCTAACATTTTTTTGCGGTCAAAATCCTTGTCTCCAACTTTCGTTTGAGAAGCTAGATCCGCTTGAGAAGCTAGATCCTTTTGTTTTGCTTTAAATTCAGCATCCATTTGTGAGGTTTTAAGGTCTCTCTCTGTTACCATAGTACGGAGTTTCTTATTGTGTGCTTTATCTAGAATAGCGAGATCTCTCTCTGCTCTTATTCTTGCTTTAGAACTAGCAGATTGGAGGTCTGCTGTTAAGCGAGCTCTTTCTTTTTGATATTCTTCTTTAGCCAACTCTATAGCCTCTTCTTTTTGTCCTTCCCAATCCAGTTCTTTAATTCCGAAAGTCTCGCCAACCCAAGAAACAACATCACTAAAAAACCCCATAACTATACTCCTTTTCTTTGATTGGTTATTACTTTTTCAATGTGCTGAATAAGTTCTTCTCTACCATGTTGGATAGACAAAAGACGAACCATCTCATCATTCGTCATCGTCTCTTGATACTTTACTGGAGGATATTTTTCTCTTAGATACTGTACTAGAAGTTCGTCTAGTTTGGGAAGTCTCTTCCAGTCCACGTAATTTCTCCTCTATAAGCTTCAACTTTAATATTACATCCCGCATTAATAATAACATTTCAGCAGGAGTAACAGAAGCATTCATTGAAATCTTTCGTTGAATTGTTTGTAAACTATGTTGGCTCATTTTAAACCTCCGTTAAATCAACAACTTCACAAGCATCCCCATGGCATGCAAGTTCTTGAGAATTAGTAGTCGAGTCTTCTTTTTCATAAGAAGAAAGCTTTGACCATATTATATCTTGTGGCATCTTTTCAGTCAATATATTATATTCAGTTTCTGTAATTGCTTCAAAGGGAGCCTGATCGTAAACATTATTATCCTTCGGCAGGAAGGACACCCCGCTTACATACTTCCAATTATTCCATACCCAGCTACCTACCTCTAAGAAGTTTATATCAGAATAAGATATAGTAATACTGGGCTTGTGGTCACACCAAGTCTTTTGATATTCCAGCCACAGTTCAAGGTGAGTCACAGGATCTAATTCATCTTGAGTTATGCATCCCTTTGGAGACTGTAGTGGAAAACTAAAGACCATGGTTTTGTCTGGTTGAGAAACACAAGGCTCATGTGGCATCCCACTGTCAATCATAAACTGACAAATAGGATCCTTGGTATCAATCCTAACTCGACGCAAGTATTGGTTGGCATATCTTGGATGCATACCGGAGCTTGTGCCTGCAACACAGCTTGTTGTTCCACTTGGTTTACAACATGTGATAGAAGCACTTGGGTTTATGTTCAGTAACTCAGAGAAGTGTAGGTTTACATCTTGCGTATATTCCTTAAGCTTCTTAAGAGTCCAACGAAGCTTGGGCATACCAAGTTGACCAGACATAAGCTTGCTGTCATATATCCCTGTAAAAGATACACCAAGCAATCTTTCTTCTTCACAGTTTGTTTTCCATTCCTCTCCCAGATAAGGGAACTTTGTACAGGCAGATTGAATTGTACCTAGTATGGTAGCCAATCTTACCTTCTTCTTTAAGCTTTCATAATCATCATCTTCTCTAATAACAACCTCTGTTAAATTACAGAATTGTCTTGGGCGAAGAATGATTTCACTGCATGGATTGGTTCCCCAATCATCACAGGGTTTTCTGTTTGCTTTTTCAGCAAGCATAGCAAGAGCTTCACGATTACAGATGCCCCGTTCTCCAGATCGAGAGGTATACATAGCAACCCACTCATCTAGAAATTCAGACATTCCCGGCTTAGTTGTATACACTGCTGAGTTATTGCTCAGTCTTCTATGTCCTGATGTCTCCCACCAAGGACCAGACTTAGCAGTAGCCATGTCTCTGTCATAAAGATCGGATAAGGAAATCAATGCGGACCTACGAACGGCCCCAGCAATAACAATCTCCCCAATCATGCATACAATATCATGAACCTCAATGGGCTTAAGGTGTCTACCTTGAGCTCCCATGAACTTATTAACTGTATATCTAAATAGTTTCTCTAGAGGCTCGGGACCAGAGGCTCTTCCTCCAAAGGTCTTGAGTCTAGCACCGGCAGGTCGAATCAGATGAGTCTCCCAAGTAGGGTGAATACCTTGGTAAAGATACTTCAGTAAACTACTATAGGCTTCAGCCCAGCCTTTGCGAGAATCCTCTACAACTAGAACATCATCGTGTGTTCGTTCAATCTCTTCAGGAACCACAGGTAACTGCTCAATATACTTAGACTCACAAGAAAAACCCACACCCGTACCACAGCACAGGATATACATAATTTCAGAGAAAACCTTGGGGTCATTCACAGCCACATAAGAGCAGTTGTACATACATGTATCGTCTACATCTGCGGCAGGTCCAGCGGTCATCAATGCCCTCATACTGGGGAAAACCTCTAGATTTTTGGTAGCCATACGGGCATCTTCAATATCAGGGAACCCAGAAAAGACAGGGAAGCGAGAAAGAATATAATCATAGTATCTATCGACACATTCTTCCCAAGTTTCTCGTCTACCAAGCTCATCATCCCAACGACAGTACTTAGATTTTGCTATAAACTGCTGAAAGTTATCCATTTGTTCTTTATACTCCAACTTTAGGGACCCAAAGGTTAATTTTGTCCGTGGAACTATCATAATCACCATTTTCTAGTATCTTAACGCACCTTGCCATGGCAAAAGCAAGATCGTCGCCTTCTAAATCACACGTTTTCTTTGGTATGTACTTCTCTTCGTGATACATATCAATAATATTCTGATAAATGTCCTCACCTTCCCACTTTTTCATGAGAGATCGAGCACGTTTGGGGCCTATTCGCCACAGTCCGGGGATATTATCTGTACTATCTCCTGTCATCCACTGAACTAAGAAAAAGAGTTCTGCTTCTTCCGGGCTGATATATACAGACTTCTCTTCTTTATCAGGATTATAATGCCATCCTGACACCCCTCGTAAATCTTTATCAATTGTAACGGCAATCCCAGTGCCGCTGGAAGCTGCTATTCCTAGTAAATCATCAGCCTCTAGTCTATCGACGTAATCAATTGGGTATATGTCCTGTATATAATCTTTAATTTCTTTTAAATATTCCGGTGTATCCTGAGTATCTCTATTCATTTTATAGAGAGGCCAGATATTTCGCCTGTAGTTATCCTTACGGCTACAAGATAGAGCAATTCTAAAATCTTCTGCTTCATCTGGAAGCCAGCTTTCAAGATATTCTTCAACCATTTGAGGAATAAAGGCGGGATCATCTACCTCAGCTCTAAAGGCAACTTTATATGCAATGATATCTCCATCAATCACAGCCATCGTCGGGCACGGGATCATCATCTTCTTCTCCATCCTCAAACTCCTTTAATAAGATGTCAATTAAATCATTAAGCATGTTATCCATTCCCTCTAATGAACCCGAATTACTGAGGTCTTCTAGGTTTGTAGTTAGAGCATTGGCTTGGATACCACACCAAATAGGAGCCATGGCTCTTGCCTTTATTGACAAGCCCTTTACATCACCATCATTTAATAAATGACAATCATACCATTGGATCTTCTCTTCATCTCCATCTTCAATAGCTCTAGCCAATTCTTCTGAGTGGTGTTCTCTCCAAGTAGCGTTTGCCTCGGACAATTCTCTAGTTCCAGAAGATAAGAAAATCATAGTAGCGTTGTTCTTCAAGCCGAGCCCGACTTCGTTCTGATATCTACAATCATCTACTATTACACACCTTTCCCAATAAGGATTATTCTTATATAACTCCAATTTCTCTTCTTTTAAAATTATATTGAGTTCTATCTCGAATAAATCTACCCAATGATTTGGATTTACTTTACGAAACATAGCCCCAAACTCTTGACAAAACTTTCGATACTCTTCATTATCTTTTTCTTTTGAGTAGCCTCTTTCTTCTGCCTCTTTCTTCAGAGGATCTGCAAACGACAACAACTTAGGAACAAGACCGAGTTCAAAAGATTCCTTTGCCAAAAGATTAGCTAATGTGGTCTTGCCAACCCTTGCTAGTCCAGAAATGATTATTAACTCCATCTCGGATCTCCTTGTGTAGTAGATGTGGGGCTATATGAAGATCAACCTTGAATCCACACATTCTTAATAAGTAGCTTGTAGCTAAAGAACACGACATTGGTGTATAAGTTTTTGAAATGAATCGACCGACTAGCCACCAGAAAGAGTTCTCTATAGTGTTTGATAAACGAAACTCAGGTCTATCTAAAAAACAACTGAGCTGATATAAACTGACAGGAGCTGAACCAAGATCGACTACGGTTTCTTCTATCGTTATACCCTGTCGCTTTAATATCCAATCATACTTAGATTTCTCTACTAAATACATCCCACCATTTGGATTTATGACGTACACGTATTCCTTATCTGGCTGCGTGAACCAAACAACAGAGTGTGTCATCGGTTGCCGGGATAGAAATCGATATACTTTCGCTCTCCAATCCTTCCGGTTAGACTTACCATAGAAGATAACCTTAATATTGGTTTCGATTAGTTGCGGATTCATTGATAAATAATCATTAAATCTAACATAACAGCCAAATTGTGTTCAATTCTTGCCCCTTCGGATTTCTGCCAACCGTGCAACATGTATATGCTATCACAAGAACAGACATCAGTCAAGTCTCTAGCCATAACAATTCGCAGTCCTTTAGAAGTTTCTAATTCTTTATCTGTTAAACCTGAATCAACGTCAGAAGTACAGGGATTTATAACTTGATAAATTCCCTTTGACTTTAAACTTTCTTCAGCTCTGTTAAATTCTTTGTGGTTAAAATCTTTGATTCCCCTCATGGGACCTGCAATATAAATCTTTAAGTAACTCATCAATGACACTCCGACCAATTGTTTCCAACTCTAAACTCTCCGTCCATTTCAATTTGGCATCCAAGTATTTTACCTGCTTTCTTGATTGCCTGACATCCTAGAGTTCCTATGATATCAGAAATGACGGGATCACATTCCAACTGCCACTCATCATGAACAGTTGCCATAAACTTAACCTGATTCTTGAACGGTCTAAGGCTTCGGCTAAATAAGACCTGACCTAACTTCATTAATATAGCACCATCACCTTGTATCTGTACGTTCAATGCTTTATGTACCGCTCTACAGGGTACCTCTCGACCATCTAATAATGTAATTGTTTTCTTGCGGTGTACTTGCCACTCTACATTAGCAAGTAATTGCTTAAGAGCTGGCATTGAATCTAGGTATTGTTGTTTGATAATTCTACCTTTCTTTGGTCCACCTCCTACGATCTGACCAATCTTAAAATCACCTGCTCCGTATATTAGGGCATAGAAGAAGGTCTTCGCAGAGTCTCTGTCGGGCAGACCAGCAGCCTTTTGATTAACCTCATGGATATCTTCATTAAGAACTTGATAAGCAAAGTCTCCTTTATCCCATCTAGCCATACGACTAGCCAGTAGCCTCGCTTCCAAACCCGAGGCATCTATTCCTACCTGAACCCAACTTTTCTGTGGTATGAATAAGGCCCTAGCTCTGGAGTTACTGGAAACCTGTTGTAGGTTGGGCTGAGAGGCTGTCATGCGTCCTGTGACGGTACCTTGAGTGTTGACACTACCATGTACCCTTCCATCACGAGACACATTAGCTCGGCTTATCCAGTCTTCTACTTGACTGAGGAGCTTGGTAATAGTAAAGTATTTTACTAGTTTCTTGGCCTCATAATAAGGTAGCTTCTTAAGAACGGCTTCATCTAACTTAGGATTACCCTTCTCAGTCTTGGGAGGATTCCATCCATACTTAGTATGTAATCTCTCGGCAATTTGTTTGCGGGAACTAGGATTAAATATTGTAATCTTATCCTTTAATCGTTTACCAGTCTTATCAGAATATCTCTCATCTATATAAGGAAGAAAGATCTGTCCTAACTCGTCTTCGATACCTACTTTTTCCATAAGAAGATCGCCTTCGAATTCTTCAGCTCGTGTCATATCAAACCCAAAACCATTAACGATTTGATCTGATATAATTCTAGCAACTTTATGCTCCAACTTTACAGACTTGGGGAACCGTTTGAAATATTCCTGCTCTTCATGAAACACTTTTGTAGTTACTTCTACATCTTGAACGCAGTATTCCACCATCTTTTCTGATAGTTCAGAGAAATCATGAAACTCTTGCTTAGGGCAGTTAAGATATTCACCCCAAGCTTTGAGGCTGTTGGAACCAAGTGGGTGGTCTTGTCTATCGGGGTACATTAATCTAGATACAATCAAAGTATCGAATGTTTTTGTCTTAATAGGACCATAGTATCTTTCAAGCATGGGAATATCATACATGATAATACTATGACCAATAATTAAGTCAGCTTCCCTTAGTAATTCAACTCCTGTTTCTATTTCGTCTCTTAAGAATGTATGTTTTTCACCTGTGTCTACGTCTTGTATACACAAGCAAAAGATATCATCACCTTCGGGTGTAGGTACACCTTTCTTTTCGATTGTGACTTCGCTCAGGCCGTTAGCCTCGATGTCGAAAGCTAGTCTCATCTTTTATTTCCTTATATTTTCTATCGCTTTATCTCTTGGTCCTTGTAGACCTAAGAAATTTTGTATTTCTCTGATACTCAACTCGGAAGTTTCGAGCATGTCCTCATAAAAACAAGTCATGAACTTAATATTGCGGTCTCGCCACCACCGTTGGATAGATAGTTGACCAAAATTAACTAACCTCCTATAATCTTTGAAGTTCATAGTTCTGTATATTTCTATAGACCTTGCTCGCACACTCGAAGGATCCATGCGTCCATCACTGATCTCTTTATCCATAACTTCTACATCTAGTTTTGCTAGATTTTCATAGCTTGTTGCTTGGGCATCCTTATCTCTACGCTCACATAATAACACACGTTCTATGTTTTCATTAGGTATAAAGGAAATCAACACAGGGCCTAGAATTTTTATAGCCTCCCCGTTATGGGGATTATGTGTATAGTTACGGTGTTCTTCAAAAGGAATATCATAATAACCCCAAGGATTGTGTTTTGTTATCCTTTCTTGATCTTCATCAGAAATATCTTGACTGTGGAGATAACTATTACCCTCAAAGTTATAACTGTCTTCACCAATAAGGGGAACTCCAAGATGCTTTAGGGTTTGCATCATTAGACTTGACCCACTTCGGGGCATACCTGATACTACAATCATGTTTCTGGATCAGTAATAACTCTACCATCGTCAGCAATTGCAAAGTCAAGTTCCTTAAGTCTACCACTACAACGATCATAGAATAAACATGTAGCAACACCAGCCCTACCTGTTAGTCTGTTCTTTAGAACTCTAACTGTCGTAGTGTTAGCAATCACAGGATCTGGATTCTGCCTGTCTCGTTCAAGAGCAACAACAACATTAGGTACAGAGGCTAAAGAACCAGAGCCCCTAAGGTCTTGTAGTGTAACACGATCCCCTTCTTCGTAAGACTTAATTGTCTTCTTGAGTTGGGATACCACATCAATTCTAACACCTGTTCTACTGACCAGTGCTCTTAGTTCCTTCATGATATTATCAATCAACAGTCTCTCGGAATTAGAATTATCATAGTCCGAGGAAGTATTCAATAAACCAGCAGCAGCAGCAGTGATGTGATCAAGAACGATGACATCAACTCCTAAGGATACTGCCATGAATTCCATTCTTGCACAAAGATTATCCAAAGCAGAATGACCAAGATGATCGTACACATAGAGACTGGTGGTCTCAAGCATTCTCCTTGCTTCAGCATATTCCTCATCAGTTAGATCATTAATTATATCAACTTCAATACTAGGTTTACCAAGCTTCTCTCTAAGTTCATTCATAAGCTTCTTGGCTCGAATGGCTCTAACAGGTTTACTCAAGATCAAAGAGACCATATCATCAACAGTCTCTTGAGGAGACTCTTCAAGCATGATCGCACCTACACTACGACCCTCTATCAGGTGGTGATGCATGAGCTCACGAAGGATAGTAGACTTCCCACTCCCAGTACCGCTAGCCCAAAGAGTAATTTCACCACTCCGCTGACCAAGTAAGAACTCAGACAAATTGTCGAACGGAAAGGGGTATACTCTAGTGTGTTCCATGTTTGGATCAGCAATGATCTGAGATACATGAACAATCTCATCTGGACTGTAATGCTGGGCTTCCCAGATAGCAGCTACTACAGCTTTCCCCTGACCCTTCACGAGGCATTCGTTAGCATCCTTGTAAGGTAGCTTGGCTATTTTACATTTACCGGGAGGTAATAGCTGGGCTACTGCTTGAACTGCATCACGACCAGATTGATCTTGATCAAACATCAGGATGATCTCATCATAGGAAGAAACAAACTCAAGGTTATCCTTGATTGCTCTGGCAGCACCGGCGGCACCATTAGGTAAAGAAACTACAGGCCATCTGTTATTCAGAAGTTGGGACACAGACAAGCAGTCTATCTCACCTTCAGTAATTGTGATCATACGACCACCCTTGGCCTTGAATAATTCTTGACCCCATAAAGGAGTGTTGATAGTTTGTCCTCTCCATTGGAAGGTCTTGTTAGGACCCCGTAGTTTCTGTCCTACTACTGTTCCATCCCTAGAGAACGAAGCAATCTCTACACGCTTGCCATTACTGACTAAGGTTTCATAGCCATACTTACGACAGGTGTCCTCATTGATTCTTCGTTCTGGAATAGCTGTAATGTTTCCTTTAAGAAACCTAAGACCATTAGGACTCTTTGTCTTCGGAGGAGGAACATAGGCTTCTTCTTCTGTTTTATTACTCAAATTATTAGATCCTTTTTGTACATAATTACAAGCAAAACAATACTTACCGCCATCTTCATAGATAGCAAGATTATCACCAGCGGTGTCGTTGCCAGCTAAGGCACATTTGGGACACCTGCTTCTGGATATTACCTTTGACATTTACATCCTCACTTATTCCAAGGAAGCCACTTGGTTACCCAACCAAAGAGAGGGCGACCAATAAATGCACCAGCCACAAAGATGACGATGCTAAAGAAAACAGTACCAAGAATTGAACTCATCATAACTTAAGCTCCTTAAGCTTGAGATCATTATCGTTAACGATCTTCCAAACAATCTTACCACTCCATGCTAAACTGATCGCACCAGTTGCAATAGCGACGGGTAGAAAGAACCAATTACCATACATATATAATGCATAGTTAATTCCAATAAAGATTAGGCCACCAATGACTGGTCTCCAGCCCATGGAACCTCTTGTAATTACTAGGAGAACCATACCACCTAGAATACATATGCCACCAAGCCAGCCGAGCATGGGGCTACAGCCTGACGAACTATTGATGGCAGCGGGCATGTCTGTTGGCACGGCAGTCTTAAACCAACTTGTGGTACTACAACCAGCTAACAAAGACATCATAACTAACATAAATCTTTTAATCATTTAAATCCTCCGAAGACATTAGGGTTTCTAATCTGTCCATGCTTCTGCGAAATTGAATCAACTTATCAAACCTTATCTCTGATGGGTATACGGTGTACTCTTTTAGAACTTCTCCGTCCATCCTAGAGACAACATAAGATTCTCCTGTTCCGGAATGAGAGTCGGTCTGAAGGTATTCTACAGTACCTTCGTAGGTTTGTCCACCCCTTTTCCATACAATATCATCTCCACCTTCAAGTAACATTAATGATTTAACTCTACCCATCATCATCCTCCTCTTCTGATTCCTTACTTTCAATCACATACTCACGCATTAGTTCAGCGGCTTGTATACCACCAATTTTATTCATGTAATCCTCAATCATAGTATCGAGATCACAGTATACATTATCAACCACTTGATCGATCACTGCTTCGAGGGCCTCTTCGAGATGGCGTTCCTCTGCAACAAGATCATACTTCAGAACATACCAAGCCTTTGTATTTATAATCTTATCTCGTATAATATCTTCGAATTCATTCAACATCTGTTTTCTCCAGTCGTGCTGTCTTGTACTCATCTTCATTACACTGTTCTTCATCGACTTCCCAGTGTTGCATCTCGCTATCGTGTGTATTCCAGTTATCCCAGTCATAATCATAAGGGTTATCTTTGAATAGCTTAATAGCCTCTTTTAAATTCTCTGCCTCGACAAAAGCTTCAGCAGATTCCCAAGCGGTACTGGTCACATCAACTTCAATTCTAAATACTTTCATCATCATCTCCAACAAAGATTGGGAAATACTTCTCACCTAGATGCTCAGCCATATCGTAATCAGCTGTATCCCAGTTACAGGCATAAGCAAAGTTCTCAATTATCTTGACCAACTCTTTATGAGTATAGTCTTCTTTTTTAGTCTTCGAGTTCATTTGTTTTCCTTAGTTAATTTTAATAGGCTGGGTTGGATTCGAACCAACGACCAGACGATTATGAGTCGTGTGCTCTAACCACTGAGCTACCAGCCCATAGCTCCGGTGGGACTCGAACCCACACTTGATGGATTTTAAGTCCACTGCCTCTGCCGATTGGGCTACGGAGCCTAACACTCCCGGCACGATTCGAACGTGCGACCCACGGCTTAGAAGGCCGTTGCTCTATCCACTGAGCTACGGGAGCCGGGACCTATAGTTCTGTAAGTATATTTCCGACCAAGCCTCAATCCTTCCTTGGATCAAAGTTTTTAAAGCAACTCGTGGATCAATATCATTTATAATACAACAGGCTGCTGTATAACAAGCAGCATTAGGGAACAATGGTTTCTTTGTTTTGTTTAAAAGTAAGGCGGTAATAGATACAATCTTATAATATAATTCGTTATCTATTCTAGATATTTTACTGTCTAAGATGTCAAACAAAGGATCACTGTGGTCTTTAGCAAAACTAGAACCCCAGCCGGGTACTCTTAAACCAGATGATATAATATTATCAGCTATCTGTACCGAATCCTCAATCAATAATAGATGCATGGTTTGTTCTAGAGGAGCATGCAGTCCACCCAAAGTAGCGATGGCTGCAATGCAAGCAGAGCCAAAGTCTTTTTCTACCAAAGCCGAAGCCATAATAAGATCTGTACTTAGATTATTACGGCGGGCTAATTGATCGTGAACCTTTAATAGTTCTTTGTGTAAGGGGGGATGGATTAAGTTAGAGGTCATACTCGCCTGCATAGTTTACTCCTACTACAAAGTATCCTTCTTCGCCTTCACAGGCCCATTGCTTAGTAGCATAGACTGCTTCGATTAAACTATCGTCAGTCCATAGTCTATCATTTAGTACATCAAACACAGCTTTTTGATAATTATCAATATCAGGTTTTGGTGTATGAAGTTTAGTAGTCTTTGGTCTACGAACATATAGTTCAAGATCAACGTACAATCCACGATCAAAGGGTTGGAAGTCGGGACCCAGTACCATTGGCACTAGGTCCCAACATTCCTCCCTGAACTTCTTGTAAGGGCCAGCATAGTAAGCCCCGTGTCGTGAGACACGAGGCCTACTTGCTGCGACGGGACTGATTGGGAAAACCCATTCCATCAGATGGGTAGATCATCCACGTTGGTTGGATCCGTGTCGATTGGATTTGTATAGCCAGCGGTAGCTTCAAAGCCACCAGTGGTATCGAAATCGTCGCTGTTCTTCTCAATGATTTGACAACCATTAAGATACAAGGACATGCTACCGTCACGAGCCAAGACCGCAGGGGCCAGACGCAGACGAACAGTGTCACCTCCGAAGGGAAGGACATCGGTCTTTGCAGCCGAGGCATCCCGACAGGGGAAGGTTTTCTCACCTTTCTTGACCAGAGTCTTTGACTTGGCCTTAAGGATTACTCGACCATCATCGTCGGTACGCATACCGTTGATCTTAGTAGCACCAGATTCCTTGAGGAGTTGGTCAAGCTTCTTTTGCAAAACCTTGTCTACAAGGATACTGATATTATGATTTGCTGAATCAGCACCGAACTTTTCATCGGGCTGATGTAGGTGGCCCCACTGAACCTCAACGGTTTCGGTGGTAAATGCCTCAATCTTTGTTGTCATCACTAGGTGTACTCCTTTTGAGTTCTTTCATCGTTTGATCGATGCCATTAACAATTGACATCAAGGTAAAACTAATCTGCTGCATAAAGTTCTCAAGGTCTGATACCTTGATGAACATCTCATCAGATTCTTCTTCGACTGCATCTGCAATCTTTAAGTCATTATCCATCCATTATCTCCATATAGGGTTTCCCATTAATTACTACGCCAGCTCCGTTCACTGGCTTCTTTAAGAAGTTACGTCCATAATACATTACTTTGTGGTGTCTGTCAACCCCACAAGGAACATTAAAACCAAATAAGACACGATCTGTCGGGCCATTCATGGTATGGATGGCTGCGATAGAGTGGACATGACCTGATACAGTGCTTTGGCCTCTCGAAGTTGCAATCGACATTGCAGGACGAAAGCCTTGCGTACCAGTGCCATGCGTATAGTATATTCCGTCAACCTCAAATTCATAGTTCCACTCCCAATTCGGTGTACCATAGACTGTTTTATAGTCCTGTAAGTACATGCTGGGAATGCCTGAGGCAGAAGCAATTCTGTGAACTCGTTCATCGTGATTTCCAATACATACTTTGGCCTCTCTAAATTTTTTGCGCCAATTTTTTAGACTTTCCATTACCAATCCATATTCCTGTTGAGCTGCGACAGCTTCAGGATGTTTGTTATGGAATGAAATTGCATGGTGATCCATTATGTCACCAATAAATATTGTTTCTTCTGTTTTGTATTTTCTTTTGAGGGAAAGACAAAAGTCTAGGTAATCTTTACGCTCAGCCGGTAAATGTAGATCACCAATTACTAATACTCTAGTCATCTGAGAAATTCCTTATTGCTTTATCTATATCAATACTTAGTTGTTCTAGTTCCCAATTTAGTCGGGTTTTAGCATCCTCTCCCTCGGCTTTTAGAACCTCTTCTATTACTAATGAGGTAATATGATCTGCAAGAATAGCACCTTCGAGACTATCCATCACAGTCTTCCTTTAGGTTATCAAACATAGCCTCGTCTTCATCGTCCCAAAGTTCATTCCATTCATCATCATTTAATTTATCAACAATGTCTACATAATCACCTTCATCAATCATAGTCCATCCTTTCGTCATCGTTTGGATCTCCGGGTATGTTTAAGGTAATATCTAAATTATTATCTCTTGGTACTCGGTTTATAATAAAGGTTTTGAATAAATTATCCATAAAGATATGCATCATATTCTCTGATGGAAAGTTAATCGTGAGAGACTTAGTATCTCCCGGTTCTAATGCCAATTGAGTTATGTATTTTACATTATGTTCGAGGTCTCCCTCGTTTGTAATCACAAGTTGAGTTTTCAAATGTCACCTCCATATTATGCAAAGAAATATTGTGAGTCCAGCACAGAGTCTACATTAAAGTTTCCCTGTGCTGGAACATCAGGGAGGTTTACCCCCAAAGATTTTTCTATATCTTCTTTAAAGAACTGTAGTTGATTATTGCGATGCATGCCTGCAAATTCTTCTCTGGTAATCTTAGCCATTAAAGGGACATCATTAGCATGACATCCATAGGAATCATGTACCATACAAAAATCTGTTATACCTTGTGAAAGCAAAGCAGCTAGTACGAGAAACATATGGGCAGCATCGAGTGAGTGAATATAATTAGGTGAAATAGCTTGCTTTGCAGCTTTAGCATTTGGAATGTCTGTCTTCACAAAGAAGTGTAGTTCACGGCTATTAAATAACTTGGCTATAGACCTACGAGTCTGAATTTCAGTATAGTAGTGTACTACTTTGAAGCCAGAGGGTGTAGTCCAACATAGATGTTGATTAAGATCAGAAGCAACATTAGATATTTCTTTAAGATATTCTTTTCCGGAATTACTACTACTTAAGGTTGTATTTAGAGCTGCTTGAGTTGCCCTAGCAAGTTCGACTATGGCTCCTCCTCGGGACTCACGCGGTACCCAATCTACATGACCCTCTAAGCGTATGTATTTTTGGATGCCATAGAACGTAAGCCCATAGGCCTCACACATAGTAGATCGTTTAGTTACGTTCCTATTTATCCCATCTTTCCAATAGTCTAGGAACTGTCCATACCAAGGGTTCTCATTAATATGCATCTTACAATAACTGGTGACCCCATCGGCTACAAATTGATATAAATCTTGTGGCCTGTCATCGGGTGACACACTTGTAAGTTTTGCAATATCAGGATCTCTCATAATGGAGCTCCAATGTTGATTCCCATTACACTTTCCGTCAAGTTGAACTGATATGTCGGAGCAGTTATCTTCTAAAGCATAATCAAAGATTGCTTGAAGTCTACGAAAAGATTTATTCTTTTTCTTTCTATCATCAACCCATTCTTTATTCTCATAAGGATCTTGAGCAATTCTAAGTAGCATATCATGATTATCTTCTACCCATTGAACACGTTCATCAAAGGTGCCTTTGTCTTGATCAAATAAGTTGGCAATATTAACTTTACGCCAATAGATACCAAATTTATCTAGCTTTTTTCTGACGGCAAACTTAATCAATCCACGATCAAAATCTGAGGATTGTGGTGATAGTAATTCACATGTGGTGTAGGCCCGGCCCCGGAAGTCTAAGGTATATACATGATAGAAGTAATCCCATCTCATTAGGTCTTCGGCTAAAGCAAGCCGTACTAACATACGTCCTCTGGCTTGTTCAGATTTGTACCAATTACCCCAACATTCTTCTCGAATCTGTAGCCATTTGGCTTGTTCTTCTTTGGGTCCACCTTTTGGGTAGTCTTCGGAATACATGAACTCATCAAACCCATAAGGCGGAAGATTACCTATTTGAGTATTGTTCTCAAACAGATTCTTCATTACCTCATATACCTTTTTATCCACAGTCCATTCAGTTTTTTGCATGCCATTCAGGCCTCGTAAAACAAGTTCTGATGGCTCTGAGAACTTCTGCTGCTTAGGCATGTCTCCAAAGTAATTGTTTTGATATCGTTGTACTACAGGTTTTCTGAGATTTCTTGTTATGTATCCTCCAGAAGCAAGGAGAGTATGTTCTATTGGAGGAATAAGCATTGGTCTGTAAACTAAGGTAGAATTCTGGAGAATATCGTGTCTCTTATGTAACTCTTTGAGTACCTCTGGATGGAACTCAACAAAACTACAAGTACGGAACTTACCTGATCTAGTTTTTATCTTTTCTTTTCTCATCTCAATAATATTAGAACTACAGGCTATCTCTAGCATGTGATGTCCGAAAGAATGCTTGGCCCTAGTACTTAATTTGACATTGGTTTGCATTTTCTTGGAGAATGCTCGGCATCTCTTTAGAGTCCAGTTCTTAATGAACTTAGATTGTCTCTTCCAGTCGGTGTAGTTTGCTTCTTTGGCTTGTTGGTAGGCAATAATATCAGATACATCATTTGCAATCTGACACGCTATCTTTTGAGCTACTGGAGGTGTGTGTATATGTTCGTTGTAACTTCCATTCCAATAGGAGGGAGAAAACCAATGACGTATGACAGCACGTATAGTTATATCAGCCATCTTACGTGAGCCTAATTCCATCAAGGGGTAGACCCAACTAGGAACTTTAGGAGCACTACATACCCGATCAATCCACTCTTGGTATTTATTTTCTAGTTCTTTGATAGAGGAATCAATAAGACATTGCTCAGGTATTCCTTCATCAGGAGCCCGTTCGTAGTCCTTCCAGTATTTGTGCCGACCATATTCCAGCATGGACTGCTCGTATATAATCTGACCATTACGTCGGTCTAACTGAACGTCTTCAGTTTCACTCTCCCAAATCAAGTTCTGATCTCCTTTGTTCGTATTCTTCTTTAGTAATTCTACCAAAAGCAAGCTCATAATTAAGATCATACAATTCTTTTGATATTATTCTTTCAGAACCTTCTATTGTTTGGTTGTTGGGTTGATAGGTCTCTGGTTGGGCTCGGCTAAATATACCCCTTGCTTCTTGAGCTTCCTTTTTACGATGCTTCTCACGTAACTTTTTCCAATGTTTGTGGGCATTGAAAGATCCACCAAAGTTTTGATCAACGTCTTTTTTCATCTAGTTTCCTTAACTCCATAATCGTTTTAAGTAAGCTTAGACAAGAAATAGTTATAAGTATGCCTATAACGATGTTCATCAACAATACATTACTAAGGGTATGAATAATATAATTCTCATTCGCATGGGATATAGTAGTTGGGCTAGCATTGGTACCTCCGTGATAGTGGTCCACCTGCTCCCCCGAAGGGGAGACAAGTGAGACCTTGGGGATCAGAAGTGAGACAATGCCATCTGCATGATGTTCTTTGTCTTCTTAGCATTTATACCATTCAAGTTATTGAATGCCTTGGAATCTATAGAGGCTTGGCGTCCATGCTTAGCAACTCGGTGCTGAATGTAATTAGTTACTGCATTCACTGCAACCCAAGGGCTGGGAATAATGTCTACAGTTTCAGCTTCGAATGTGTTCTCCCAGTTAAGGATTGTGTGGCAAGCACTTTCGTATAACTTGTCCTCTTCCTTGTTCATGGGAGCGACATTGAACTCATTCCAGAATCTGGAGTATGCTTCGAAGAAGAATTTCCTTAGTTCCTCGTGAGTGATGTTCTTGCCTGCGAGGTATTCAACCTCACGTTGGAAGAGAATACCAGTCTCACGATATTGAGAAACGATGGTCCTAGCGGTATCCATCTTTTCTTCTATATTACCGTGATGCTTGATAACCAAACTTGTAGCCTTTTGAGCCAAAGCCATATCCATTGTATTCTTACATACTACTCGGATAGAGGTAGGTTTAATGATAAGACTGGAGGTTCCGTCATGACCCCAGAACAGAGCCATGTACCTCTCTATTGTGTCGTTGGTGTTAGCATCAAATGAATCTGAATGAAGTAACAGGTAGTTCTTTCGTCCACCTTGTACTGATCCAGCAGATTCTACGGTAGCCACAGAACTAAAGTATTGAGCCAGATCAAATACCTCGTGGTTTTGTACTACCTTGTACTTGGAACTTACGATTCCGAGTACTTCTTTGGTATCGTCTCTTACAATACCATTGTAATCTTCGGTCCAAGTATTACCAACGGTAATTCCTCCAACCTTAGTGACTTCCCAGCTGAGGCCGGACTTGTCGTATGCATCCATGATTGACATGGAATCAGGTATAACATTACCTAGACCATGCCAAGCACGTTCTTTGTAATATACAGCAGAATCATTTTCCGTCATTTCGTGAGCCATTTTGCTCTCCTATATCAGTTGACAGATTTTCCCAGTCTTTGTTCTCCCAATCATCCAAGGTTCTTTTAGCCTTGTCTCTGGAAGTATAAGACTTACGTTTTTTAGGACGATCCTCTTTCTTTTCTTTACGATGAGTACGTCCCATTTAAATCAGAGTTCGTGATCCCATACACCATAAGTGGCTATCCAACCACTGAATGTTCGGCGTACAGAAATTAACTCTGCTCTCCAATGAATGTGGTGACCTTTTCTAGTGAAGAAACCTTTATCGTATGCAGGAATATAGTCAGCAAGAGTTGAATCAAAGGAGACATCAACGTCTTGGCGAAGTAGTTCATAGGAAAGGTTGCCTATAGTATCTTCATGTTCAATTAGTTCTATCTTGCTTGCGATTGGGTGACCTGTGTCTATTACAGTCTGTCTTAATATCATGGTTTGTATTCCTTTGCTTCATAAGATGCTTTACGGCCTCTCCATAAGGTGTTAAGTTCCTTAGCTTCTTTCGTGGCTTCACGAAGCGTAGGCCATAGTGATGGATTAGCGATATATGTATCAGTCTTAGGATCTTTTGTGTGGCTATCTTCAAGCCAGCCAATATCATCGATCCATATCCCCCATTGTGTCTTCTTCATAAAGATTAGTCTTTCGTTGAATCATGTGAATAGGAATCTTGGTTATGTGTCCACACTCTTGATCTCCTAAACTGTCTGTAATGGAAATAAAATCTTCGTGATCTACTAATACATATCCGACAGTACGCATTAACGGTGGTGGTACTTTAGCAGATTGAACGCCTTCTGTCAACGGCATCCAGCCAGTATCTCCTATAGTTTCTGCATCTGTCCAAAAGATTTCTACGATTTTATAGTCCATGTTATTCCCTAAGAATGATCTTGATCCCATTTCAGGTCTCGAAGATAGTCTCCATCTTTAAAGTAGTCATCTCTTTCTTTTGATTTGTCTGGTTTATCATCCCAGTGAGCATCTTCTTGACGATCTTTGGAAGCATGCCAACGACCAAGGTCGCGTTGATTAGTACCATTCATACGTAAACATCCTTCATGAGATTATTGATTGATTGAGAATGAGTTTCAAATCTTCTGGTTTCGTATATACTGGATTTCCAGTCTTCTCCAGTTGAGTTACATTTAAAGATCATAGTTTCCCAGCCTTTGTGATCGAAAGCAAGAATACGAGATACAATTACGTGTTGTCCGCTTGGGAGTTTCCAAAGAGATTTGGAATCATCTTCACGATTCTTTAGATCCTGTAGTTTCCTTGGTCCTGTTGTCATTTTTTAGAATCTCCATGTTGTCAAAAAAGAGTTCATAGGCTAAGTCCCAAATATTTGGAAACTCTTCACCATAGTAATCTTCACATTGGATTAGATCTAGGTCATCCATTGGTTTTTCTTTCTAGGCGGATAATAGCCTTTTTGAAAAGTTCGTTTGGAAGTTCTTCGTATTTTAATAGAAACTCTACTTTTTTCTTAGTAGACCAGCCGAGATTATTCGTGATAGTGGCTAGTCTTTGCTTTAGTTTATCAGGATCATGTTGCTTGCTGTGTTGCACTATTTCCCGCCAATCCAGAAGGGGATGAATCGTCTCTTCCAGTCTTGCTTCCACTGAATATACAGAGGTGGCAAGTCTGAACGTTGAGGCTCGCCTATGGGGTAGGCGTTGGTCATCACTCCAGATTTGTCGGTCTCGTGCTTCCATTGTTGTGCATATGCTTCTATGGGCTTGTATACACTACCTGATTTTTGGAGGTCTGTCAAGTCTTCTGGTACGAAAACTTCAGTATTCTTGACTAATTCTCCGGGGTGAGACCGCCAATCCTTGTACCAAGTACCGTGGTTGTGGCCTTTACCAAGTCCTAACATGATAGTTCTCCTAGTCTTGCTGCTTTGTCAATCATTTGTTGTGTGAGTTTAATTGAGTTGAGAATGTCGTTAGCATCTGAATCACAGATTTGTACTTGAACAACCTCATCATCAACATCTTCCATCCACTTTAGGAATATACCATCATTAGTTTGGGTCATTCCAACAGTGATGTGGTTTCCCGGTGTATCAAGGGTTTGAATGAAAAGAAACTTGTCTGGACACATGCTAGTTCTCCTGTTTAAATGTAGCCTCAGAATATCACTTTGTTACCTCCAGCATTCCTAATAGAACACTTCTCCATTCCTCTTCAAGTAGCTCGATGCGTATCATAGCATCATTCAGTGTCTTGAACAAGAGAGCAATGTCTGCTTTTTCATCTTTTGTCATGTTAGATCTCCTGAGTTATTGGATCCATCCCGTGAGTCTAATAAAGACTCACCCAACTTCTGCTTTGATGTCACCATCGAAGTTTCTTACGATTGTTGGTGGATGTATCCAATGGAAGGGATTGAGAGGATATACTGGTGCTCTAGCCAATTGAGCTATAGGGGGTGAGCACCCCATCGCTGTATACATCACGGTTAGAATAAGTCGAGTTATATTCCTCATATTAGAGGCTCGCCTATCCAACGACGGGACTCGAACCCGTATCTCCAGTATAACCACTCAATATATTTGTCCCCTCTGCCGGTAAGCTCAGGGTGGTCAAGTTATTTAATGTCGGGCCAGTTCACGACAGTGCACAATGGAGGTGGAGGGATTCGAACCCTCGTAGTCCGCAGGTGCCGACATGCGGCCATATCTGCGGAGACTTTCCATGTCACCCCCGAAGATGAGCTGTAGATTCATGTGCTCTCCCTGCTATCATAACAGGGCCATGTCCTCGCATAACCCAGAGGAGCAGGGCAATGTCGGGGGAATTTTGTTAACTCGGATTCCCTGAACCGCAATGACACAGAGCTTGTGATTTGTATACCGCATATCTCTCTGACATCGGATGTCTGTCGGTCCTTGAGTGTGGGTTCAAATGAACT